GTCAGATGCTCAATATCCAGGCGCAGGTTTAGTTGCTTGGTTGTTGTGGGGTGGAGATTCCAACTTTTCTGATAGGGCGCAAAACTGGGCGCAACGCAAAATTGATGCACTAGATGCTGAAGCCGATTCAAGGAGCAAAATGAAAAAGATTGAACGCCGTACATTTACAGTGCGCGATGTTGAAGCACGACAGGCCGAAGATGGAACAATGCGTTTGCGTGGATACGCTGCAGTGTTCAATGAGGCCAGTGTTCCCCTACCATTCATTGAAACAATCGCCCCTGGCGCGTTTCGTAAAACTTTGATGGAAACACCTGATGTTAGATTATTGATTAACCATTCTGGATTACCTCTCGCCAGAACCAAAAACGGCACTCTTACACTTACCGAAGATGATCGCGGTTTGTATATGGATGCAACAATTGCAGACACATCAGAGGGGCGCGACCTTTACAAGTTAGTTGAGCGCGGAGATGTTGATCAAATGAGTTTTGCTTTCCGTGTCATTCGTCAAAAATACAATGATGATCGTTCTCAGCGCACACTTACTGAGGTTTCACTAGCAGATGGAGATGTTTCAGTGGTTACTTATCCTGCCTACCCAACAACAAGTGTTGAGGCACGCGAAGCACTACGCAAGGCAATTGATGCGGTTAAAGAAGGCCGTGAAGTCACAGGTGAATCTTTGGTTGTTCTAAATTCTATCTTTGAAGATTTGAGCGAAGGCCACGATTACATTATGAAGGCCGTTGAGATGATGGCAATGCTTACAGGTGGCGAGCCTGAACAAGAAGTTGAAGTTGAAGAACCTGAAGTTGAGTTAGAGTCAACAGATGTAGCAACTGCAGGCCGTTCAATTTCATTGCGTTTAGCTCAAGCAATTATCAACAACACAAAATAAATTTCTGCTGCACAAGTAGCAGATCGAAGTCGGAGCAAATCCCACACCCTGAAAGCGCCGTGGAGAGCATTGCCACCACCTCAAAACCACATTCACACAACTCATAGGAGATCACTAAATGTCATATTTTGACAATGTAGTAGAGCGCCGCGATGCAGTTAAGGCTGAAATGGATGCAATTCTTGAGGCAGTAGCCGCAGAATCACGCACCGACCTAACTGATGAAGAAACAACAAAGGTTGATGCCCTTGTTGAAGAATCACGCGCACTAGATTCAAAGATTGAAAAGCTAACTGCACAAGCAACTGCAGATGCTAAGGCATCTGAAGCACGCGCAGCAGTAGCAGCAGTAGTTACACCTGTTGGTGGAACAACTGTTACACGCGAAGCACGCACATACTCACCAGAGGCTGAAGTTTCATTCGTGAAGGATGCGTTCAACGCACAATTCAAGAACGATTACGCAGCACAAGAGCGCCTTGCTCGCCACACAAAGGAAGAAACAATTGAGCGCCGCGCAGTTGGAACATCTGCCTTTGCTGGTCTTGTAATTCCTCAGTACCTAGTTGACCTTGCTGCACCATTTGCACGCGCAGGCCGTCCAACTGCAGACTTCGCAACAAGCAAGCACACCTTGCCTGCTGCTGGTATGTCACTGGAAATTAGCCGCATGACAACAGGAACATCAACTGCAATTCAGGAAACACAGAACACTGCAGTTTCTTTGACAGACCCTGATGACACACTACTTTCAATTCCTGTACGCACGATTGCAGGACAAGCTGACCTATCACGCCAGGCAGTAGAGCGCGGAACAGGCATTGACACATTCGTTGTTGCTGACTTGATTCGTTCATGGCACACAACAGTTGATGCACAGGTTCTAAACGGAACAGGCTCAAACGGTCAGTTCACAGGTATCCGCAACGCTGGTGGAAATGCAATCACTTACACTGCAACAACACCAACAACTGCACTTCTTTACTCAAAGTTGGCAGATGCGTACCAGCAAGTTGAGAGCAATGTTTTCATCGCTCCAACTCACATCATCATGCACCCACGCCGTCTAGCAGCAATTCTTGCTTCATCAGACACAACAGGCCGCCCAATCGCAGTTCCAACTGCAAACGGTCCAATGAACTCAGTAACTGCAGGCGCAGGTTTGCCAGGATACGGTAACTCAGGTTACTCAATCATGGGCCTACCAGTTGTTACTGATGCAAATGTTGGCACTGCATACGGCGCAGCAACAAACCAGGATGAAATCTATGTTGTTGCAGCACCCGAAATGCACCTATGGGAGCAGGCTGGTTCACCATTCGCGCTTTCATTCGATCAGACAATTGCAGGGTCATTGACTCTTAAGACAGTTGTTTATGGTTACGGCGCGTTCACTGCAGGGCGTTATCCACTAGCAGCCTCAATTATTTCAGGCACTGGTTTGGTAGCTCCAACTTTCTAATCGAAAGTTAAACAATTGTAAGAGGCGGGTCTTTCTCCCCCGACTGGCCCGCCTCTTACTTCTTAAATGATTCGGGGGAATCTATGAAATCAGCACACAAAGTTTCAATTGCAAGTTGCGACCCAGGAACAGTTAATGGTGGGTTTGCATTTAGTTTGATTCAGGTTGCTCAGTCACGATCATCACGACTTGGGCCATTCATTCGCATCAAGGGTTCAGGTTTGCTTTCAAAGCAACGCAACCGTTTGGTAAAGCAATTTTTAGAAACCAAATCTGATTGGTTGCTAATGATGGACTCAGATGAGCAACTTTCTGTTGAAGCATTTGATAAGTTAGTTGAAACGGCACACGACACAGAGCGCCCAGTTGTAGCGGGATTGGTATTTGCTAGTTTTGAAACAGGCTATCCATACCCACAACCAGTGCCAACAATTTTTGAAGATGCTGCTGAAGGTTTCTTGCCACTAAACAAGTACGATAAAAATTCAGTTTTTCAAGTAGATGCAGCAGGTACTGGATGTTTGCTTATCCATCGCAGCGTGCTTGAGGCAATTCAGGCAGATGCCGACCCACACCAGGGAAAAGATTGGTGCTGGTTTTGGGATGGACCTATTAACGGTGAATGGATTGGCGAAGATTTACAATTTTGCCGCCGCGTTCGCTCGTTAGGTTTTCCAATACATGTTCACACAGGCGCGATACTGCCTCACTCAAAGAGCTACTGGTTAGATGATAGGCAGCACGATATATGGAACGCATAAAACGAATTTTAAGAATTAAGGTAAAATCAAAGGAAACCGCTACCGCCGTTCCACAACTGGAACGCGCAATGCTTCCCAAAGTAGAAACGAGAACCACGCGTGGCGATCACTAACGGGTATGTAACCCTGAATGAAGTTAAGGATGCACTCAATCTTGAGGATTCAATTGACAATGCAGCCCTTGAAATGGCTATTGCAACCGCTTCACGCCAAATAGATGATTATTGTGGCCGTTTCTTTTACAAAGATGGCACTGAATTATTGCCTGCAACTCGTTACTACACCCCTGATAACTGGTGGATTCTTCCTGTTGATGACTTTGTGAGTATTACACAACTTGCAACTGATGACTTTTTTGATCAAAACTACTCAACTATTTGGAATATCTCAGATAGAATGTTTGAGCCTGTTAACAACCCTTCCCGTGGATGGCCACGCAACCGCATTTTGGCAATCGGTTCTTATGTTTTCCCACAATTGTTGCCGCAATCTGTTCGCGTTCGTGGTGTTTTTGGCTGGTCTGAAGTGCCTTATGAGGTAAAGACTGCAGCAAAGATTCAGGCATCACGCCTGTTTCTTCGTAACCAATCACCATTTGGCATTGCTGGTAACACAGATTTAGGAACAGTGCGCTTGGCTGCAAAGCTAGATGCCGATGTTGAGGCACTACTGCGCCCCTTACGCAAGAACAATGGCTTGGCCGTATAATGTTGCCAAGTGAGGTTAGAAACGGCTTAAAAGCCAACCTAGAGACTATTAAAGGGATGCGCGTTTATGAACTAATCCCTACGGTGCCAGTTGCACCAGCAGCCATTGTTGGTCAGTTAGATTTTACTTTTGATTTGAATAATGCCCGTGGTTTAGACCAGGCAAATTTAGATATTATTGTTTTGGTTCAGCGCTTTACAGAGCGTTCAGGCCAAAATGAACTTGATAAGTATCTTGCAGGCAGTGGGGCTTACTCAATCAAGGCAGCAATTGAATCTGATCTAACTCTTGGTGGGGCTTGCAATACTTTGCGTGTCACATCAGCCGAAGCGGGTAATTACGCATCAGGTGATATTGAGTTTCTTTCATACCGTTACCGTCTCACCGTTTGGGGATAAGGAGAAAAATGAGCTATACAGTTACCTCAGATAAATTTGAGGCGAAGAAAAAAGGCGAAACAATCACAGACAAAGAATTGCTTGAACTAGGACTGAACGCAGATGCCCTAGTTGCAGGTGAACATCTCAAGAAAACAGTAACAACTAAACCAGCAACAGTAGAGGAAACAAAATAAATGGCCCGTATAGTCCTAACAGATGCTTCAGTTGTAATCAACGGCATCAATCTCAGCGAGTTTATTACGAGCGTGGCACTTTCAACCAGCGAAGATGTGGTTGATACTACAGGTATGGGTTCGGCTGGAGCGCGTACCAGACAAAGTGGCCTTGCAGATAATTCAGTGACATTTGAATTTAATCAAGATTATGCAACATCTGCACCTGAAGTAACAATCAATGCAGTTGGTTCATCACTTGTTGGAACAAATGTAACTTGTGTAGTAAAGCCAACATCAGCAGCGGTAGGTGCAAGCAATCCTAGTTATACATTTTCTGCGGTTGTTGCTGAGTGGCAAGCCATTTCAGGCGCAGTCGGTGAGTTAGCCACGATTTCTGCAACTTGGCCGATCTCAGGCGTAATTACAAAGGCGGTTTAATAGATGCCACGCTTAGTTTTAACAAATGCTTATGTTGTATTTGCAAGCAACGATATTAGCCAATATGTGACTTCAGTATCGCTTGCAACATCATATGATGTTATTGACACAACAGGAATTTCAACTACAGGTGCAGCTCGTACCCGTGTTGCTGGTCTTGCTGATAACTCAGTTACAATTGAGTTCAATCAAGATTATGCAGACAATGCACTTGAAGAACTAATCAATGGAACTACCACAACAAATGGAACTGTTGGGTTGGTTGCAGCAATGGAAATTCGCCCAGTTAACACTACAGTTAGCGCAAGCAATCCAAAATATACTTTCAACGCCCTTGTAGCCGAATGGCAGGCAGTTTCAGGTGCCGTGGGAGAATTAGCAACAGTCTCAGTAACTTGGCCTATTTCAGGTCCAATTGCAAAAGCAATTTCATAATCTACTAAGGGGGAAAAGATGGATGGATTAGCAATAAAGGTAAAGACAACTGATGGTGTTGAAAAGTCATATAAATTAACACCACGCATTATTGTTGCCTTTGAACAAAACTTTGGTGCAGGTATGCCAAAGTTGCTTGGAGAGCAACAGAAAATTGAACACATCTATTGGCTTGCGTGGAAATGCCAGCAAGTAGATGCTCAAAATAATGGTGGCACACCTGTTAAATTGTTCGGCCCCGAATACTTAGACAGTATTTTGAGCGCAGAATTGGATGCTGATAGTTCTTTCGAATCCACCGCAACAGCCTAACTTATACGGTTGCTGCGGTGGCCTGCGAAACTGGCATTAGTCCAATTGATTTATTAGATGCCCCTGAAGGTATCTTTGAAGCAATGATGATTTACCTAAAGGAACGAGCTAAAGAAAATGGCTGATGATGTAATTGTTTTAACTGGCATTAAAGAAACTATTGATGCCTTAAAAGAATTTGATAAAGATGCCGTTAAGCGTTTCAACAAGGTTATCAATACTGAACTTGCTGGCGCTCAAAGAGATGCTCGTAACATCATTAGTGAAGAACCACCAATGAGCGGTTGGCGTAAGGCAGATGCTGCCAAAGGCCGTGTTCGTGGTGGCAAGGGTTGGCCAGGGTGGGATGCTGGCGAAATTAAAAGCAAGATTACAAAGACAAAGGCTCAAGGCAAAGTTCGCAAAGGCGATTACACAACCAGTGCTGGTGCATTGCTTAACAAGTCTGCAGCGGGTGCAATCTTTGAAGTTGCTGGCAAGAAAACTAAGGCAGGATTTGGCAACAGTTCAGCCGATCAATTCCTGCGTACTCTTGGCAACAGATTTGGCAAGGCTTCGCGTGTAGTATGGCGTGTTGTTGATAAAGATAGAGCAAGAATTGAAGCAAATGTAAATCGTGCTTTAGAACAGGCAAAGATTGATTTGCAAAATCATCTAAACAAGGAGCGTGCATAAATGGCAGTTGGCGCAGTTGTTGCCCGCATCCTCACCCAGTATTCTGATAAAGGTTCAAAGGCTGCTCAAAAAGACATTTCAAAACTTGGCAAAAACATTGATGGGTTTGCTAAGAAATCTACAAGAGCATTTGGATTAGCGGCGGCGGCATCTGCAGCATTTGCCCTTAAAATTGGCAAGGATGCAGTTCAAGCTGCTATTGCAGATCAAAAATCCCAAGCAATGCTTGCTAACTCTTTGCGTAATACTGTTGGCGCAACAGATGCTGCAATTGCTGGTACTGAAACTTACATAACTGCAATGCAAAAGCAATTTTCGGTTGTAGATGATGAGTTAAGGCCAGCAATGGCGGCACTAACTGCCGCAACTGGGTCAGTAACTGCAGCACAATCATTGATGCAAACTGCTCTTGATGTAAGCGCAAATAGAGGTGTTGATTTAGCAACATCTGTTAATGCAATTATTGCTGGCACAAGAGGTCAATATAGGGCATTAGCAAAACTTGTTCCAGGTTTAGATTCAGCCACACTTGCAACAAAAGATTATGGCAAAATTCTTGATACGGTAAGCAAACTTACCGCTGGTTCAGCATCAAAACGCGCTCAAACGCTTGAATATCGTTTAATGGGATTGAAAATTGCATTTGGTGAAATCCTTGAAACTTTGGGTTATGCGCTTTTGCCAATTATGGAAAAGTTTGCAACAACCATTTCAACAAAAGTTTTACCAAGAATTGAAGCATTTGTTGCTTTGAATAAAGACAAGTTAGCGGCTAGTTTTCAGATCGCAGCAGATTTTGCAGTAAAGTTACTTACAGTTGCCATTTCATTTGGCGATTGGATTTCTAACAATATGGGCCTTGTTAAGACAATGGCAGCCTTGATCGCTGGAATGTTTGCAGTAGGTCGCGCTTCAGCCTTTATCATTATGCTGGGTCAGGTTACGGCAGCGATGGCATTGCTTCGCACCACCGCAGTAGGTGCAGCGGTTGCATCAGCTTTTGCAACAGGCGGTGTAAGCACCGCAGTAGGTGCTGCAGCGGTTGCAGGTATTCTTGCAGCAGTCGGTGTTGCAGCAATGGCACCATCTGGAACTTCAAGCAGTGGTGGTAGGAGTACGGCAGGAACAGGCAACCCATTGCCTAAAATTACATCAGGTGGGGCGCAAAGAGGTGCAGCACCAAAACTGGGATTCCCTAACAACTTTGGAGCAGCAGCACCATCAATAACAACACCAAGTGCAGATAGAACACTTCAAGAATTCTTAAAAGCACTTAATAAAAATACAACCGCAACTGTAAAAAACACAAAATCAGTTATGGATATTGCAACAGAAAATGCCCGCAAAGAATTGGCTGCACGCCAAAAGGCGCTTTCAGGTTCAGCTTCAATTGCAATCGGCGGTGCTGGCAGTAAGATTTATGGACCAAGAGGCGCAACAACAGTAATTGTTAATAATCAAGGTTCAGTAATTTCAAATAATGATTTAGTTACAAGCATTGTCAACGGCATTGAAAGAACAACTCGCCGTAGTTTTGGAACCGTTGGAGCGTTTGATAGATAATGCCAGCCTTTGACGGTACAACTTCGCCTTCAGTTGCAGTTCAATTCTTAAAAAGTGGAACTTGGACTTCAGCAACAATAACTGATGTTCTTCAAATTGATATTCGCCGTGGTCGAACACGCCAAAATGAACGCGATCAATCAGGAATTGCAGTTGTAAATTTCAATAACACCAGTGGTTACTACGACCCTGACAATACAAGCGCTGGCAGTCCGTGGGTTGTATCAGGTGCAAGTATCTTGCGCGATGGCCTGCAAATGCGCGTTGTTGCAACTATCGGTGGCACCGCTTATCCGCTTTATTACGGTTTTCTTGAAGAAACAAAAGTAAATCAAGGCATTGGACCAACTTCAACAATGACCTTTGTTGACGGCATTGCATACATCGCCGATGCCCAGGCACCAGCACTGGCAGCGCCAGCAAACGCCGAAACCGCAGCCACTCGCGTTGGCCGTATGTTGACTTTGGCAAAATGGGCAGGTTCGAGCAGTTTAACTGGCACCGTCAATTTGTTGCCAACAGTTCAAGGTCGCTCTTGTATGGAGTTGATTTATCAGGCAGTTGATTCTATTGCGGGCCGTTTTTATATCTCACGCTCAGGTGTTGCAACATTGGTGCCATTGGCCGATAAGTTCAGCCGCCCAACTCAATTGCTTTTTACTGATAACGCTGCAAGTAACACTGTTGGGTACAGTCAACTTTTTACAAATCCTGGCACTTATTATGTAATCAACCAAGCAGTTATCAATCGCGGCGATTACAAGCAATATACATCAGAATACACACCAAGTTCTAATGCTTATGGAATTGCCAAAAACCCTATTGATGCACCTGTTGCAACTGATGACAATGCTCAAAATTTAGCTTTATATCAATCACGCTATATGGCATTGCCAACAACTTATGTTGAACGCATTGATTTCAATGTTTTAGCAGTTGGAACTTATGGTGCTTTGTATCCTGACTTTTTAGCAACAGAATTAGGCGATCAGGTAAGCGCAGTTCGCACAACTTATGATGGTCGCACTATTCAATGGAACCTTGTAGTTGAAGGAATGGGTCACACGATTACTCAAAACAACTGGGTTTGTTCTTATACAACTTCAGCCATCAACCCATATTCAATCACGATTTAGGGGGTAGCAGATGCCATTATGTCCACAAATCACTAACACCCCTGTTGCCGTTACTTTAACTGGAGATTTTACAGTTACCAATGTTTTGCCAACAGGCAAAAACAAAACCTTTTATCAAACAACACCGCCAACTGGCGGGATGCTTGAAGGCGATCTTTGGGTTGATACCGATGACAAAAACAAGTTGTACCGCTTTACAAACGGGGCGTGGGTTTCGGTTCAAGATGGCAGTATTGCAGATGCCGTTAGCGCCGCCGCCGCAGCAGCAGCAGCAGCAGCGGCAGCGCAGGCGGCAGCCAATGCAGCTTTAGCCGAAGCAGCGATTGCCTACAATGAAGCCATCAATTCACTGCAGCCAAGTGCCTTTGCAATTCAAAATCCGACCACAAAGCAACTTTCTTCAATTGATGCAACAGGATTAACAGTTTATTCAGGAGCATCCGCAACATCGGGTGCGCGTGTTGTTCTCAATTCAACTGGCCTAGCAGGATTTAATGCAAGCAATGTTGCAACATTTTCAGTTAGTGCCACAACAGGTGCAGCAGTCTTTTCGGGCGCAGTTACTGGTGCAACTATTACAGGTGGCACTCTTAACATTGCAGGAAATGCAATTATTGATGGAACAGGGCTTTTGACTGCAACTGGTGCAACCATCACAGGAACAATCAATGCAACTGCTGGATTCTTTGGAAGTAGTAGCAACGGTTTTTCAATTAACTCAACTGGTCTAGTTGGCGTTGGAAGCGGCTTAATTGTTGGCGGCACAATTACAACAAGTGGTGGTTCAACGGCAGTAAGTATGGTTGGCTCAACTAACTCAATCACATTCAAAACAAATTCAACAAATGTTGCTCACCTTTTGCCATTAAATACTGGCGGTGGTTCACCTGCCTTTGGCCTGCTAATGCACTACGCAACAGGTGGTAGTGCGCCTGACCCTACAGGTGGAACATTTCCACAAATGTTTGTAGGTCAAGCAAATCTTTCAATGTCGGCAAGTTCAACGCACTCTATTGGTGTTTCAACTTCAATTGGCATAAATCTCAGTGCATCAAGTGGTGGCATTAACCTTAACAACCAAACTAACTATCCAGGCGTTGCAACAGGCGCTGGTACTACAATGGTGGTTGTTACTACTGGTTCAAGAGTTGCAATTGTTACATCATCTGAACGCTTCAAAGAACAAATTGAATACATCAACACAACTGGTTGGCTTGATAAAGTTTTAGCAATGAAGCCAATTACCTATAAGACAAGCGAAGATTTTACAACCGAAGGCGAGCCAAACGAAACACAGATTGGTTTCTTGGCTGAAGATATTTATGACATTGGGGGCGATTTGGAAAAGGCGGTAGTTCTTGACCCGCTAGGTGACCCATTCTCATTGTCTTATGACCGCCTAACGGTTTTCTTAATGCTTGCAATCAAAGAACTCAAAGCTGAAATAGACACACTCAAGGGGGAATAATGGAACAAGAGATAGACATTCAAGAAGTGTTAAAAAATATGCGTGAAACCATTGGCGTACTCGCCCAAGAAAACGCAGTTTTGAAAGCACAACTAACAACTAACTCATAACGGAGAACCGCGCAAATGACACCAGCAAACTGGGCAGGCTTAATTGTTTCTATCATTGCAATCGTAAGTGGATTTGCAGGGGCAGTTCGTTGGCTTGTGAAGCATTACTTGAATGAATTAAAGCCTAACGGTGGCAGTTCAATGCGCGATGCAGTTGCCCGACTTGAAACTCAAATGGAAATTGTCCTTGAGTTGGTAAAGAACAAGTGAAATTAGCAAGCAAGGCATCACCAGCGGCGTTGGCGGTGCTACGCCAAGCCACCGCCCTGAAGCCATTGCGCAAGAAGGCATCTGACGGCTTACTGCCATCTGCTGCCCACCTAAAGCAAAATCCAAATTCAGATCACAATACTGGTTTGGCCGTTGACCTTACCCACGACCCTAAGAATGGTATTGATTGCGCTGATATATTTGAAAAGCTAAAAGATGACAAGCGCGTTTCCTATTTAATTTTTAACCACCGCATTTGGCTCTTTAAGCAAGGCGAAAAAAAGTATTCAGGCTCAAATCCACACGAAAAGCATTTACACATTTCTATCAAGGCTGAATATGCCAAAGATGATTCACCCTGGTTTGCTTGGTTAGACAAGCCAAAGAAAACACCTAAAACGGTTGCAAAAACGGCAATTGCTAAGATACAAAAACCAAAAAAGAAGCCAGTTAAGACAAGCAACGATAAATTGCGCAATAAGTCTTTGCTGACATTACTGCTCAAGAGAGGCAACAAATGAAAAACTTAAAGAAGAAACTACAGAGCAAAGAATTCAAGGCTGCTTTTAAGTCTTACTTGCGAGCAGTATTAGCATCAGCAGCAGCAATGGGTATTGCATTGCTCACAGATATTGCACCTGAATATGCTATTCTTATTGGTGGGCTTACAGCTCCAATTGTAAAATGGGCAGATAAAACTGAACAAGATTTTGGTCGTAAGTTTGATCAGGCTGCGAAGTAATTAAGTAGTAATCCACCCCTAGTTTTTTGGAGCGACACAATGGCAGGTGAATACAACTTCACAATCGAGCAAGGCGCAACTTTCAATCTTTTAATGACTTGGAGAATTGACAATGTGCCAGTTAATCTAACTGGTTACACTGCCCGCCTACAGGCACGCATTGATGTTGATGAAACTGAAACAATCCTGTCACTTACAACAGGTGCTGGCATTACTCTTGGCGGTGCCGCTGGCACAATCAGCCTAGATCAAACCGCAACACAAACTGCCCTATTGCCAAAGGGTGAGTATGTCTATGACTTAGAGCTACAATCAAGCGGTGGCATTGTCACCCGCTTACTACAAGGTGAACTTAACATTTCTGCAGAGGTGACTCGATAATGGCCACAAGCGTTGTAACAATTAACACTGAAGATATTGATGTTGTCATCTCTAATGCACAAGGCCCACAGGGTGTTCAGGGTCCTACTGGCGCTACTGGTGCAACAGGAAATACAGGCGCAACAGGTGCAACAGGTATTGGCGCAACAGGCGCAACAGGCGCAACAGGTGCAACTGGTGTTCAAGGAAATGTTGGAGCAACAGGTGCAACTGGTGCTACAGGTGTTCAAGGTGCAACTGGTGCAACGGGTCCTCAAGGAATTCAAGGAATTCAAGGAATTCAAGGTGAAATCGGTGCAACTGGTGCTACGGGTGTTCAAGGTAATGTTGGTGCTACTGGACCGCAAGGAATTCAAGGTGAAGTTGGAGCAACGGGTGCAACTGGCGTTCAAGGTTTAACTGGTCCTACTGGTGCAACAGGTGTAAGCGGTGCAGATTCAGTTGTGCCTGGACCTACGGGAGCAACAGGACCCGCAGGTGAAATTGGAGCAACTGGGTCACAAGGAAATGCTGGAGCAACTGGTGCAACTGGACCGCAAGGTGAAGTTGGAGCAACGGGTGCAACTGGACCTGTTGGAGCAACGGGTGCAAGCGGTGCTGATTCAACCGTTCCTGGCCCTACGGGAGCAACGGGGCCTGCAGGTGCAGATGGTGGTTCAGCAAGCATTTTTGAATATGCAGCCGATACTTCAAGCACAACTGGCAGACCAGGTGCAGGTGATATTCGTTGGGGTAATGCAACTCAAATAAACTCAACTCGTA